GAGAAATTTAATCAACTTTTAGAGAATCAAGTAAACGCGCAAGGTGCGGCAGCTCGGGCAGCCTTTACCGCGTCGGACACAATACAAGGTCAGATAAAACGGCTTGGCGTTGCGTTTCAGAATATTTTTGCAGATGGTTCGGAAATGGGAGAACTTTTAAAACTTGTTATCCGTGGGCTTGCTAGAAGCGTGGAATTTTTGGGCTTTGCAATTAAAACGGTCATGTTGCCTTTTCGTTTGTTGGGGCAAATTGCAAGCAGTTTCTTTGAAGGTTTAGGTCTTGCTAGTGGCAATGATGGGCCTATTCAAAAACTTACTGAAGGGTGGTTTCGATTTATTAAGGCTACTGAAGTCGGGTTTTTAAAGGCTCAACAAGGCGCGGCTGTAGTGGGTGAAGCGGCCGGAAAAATTGCTAAGACGATCGTCGATCCTTTTATAAAAGCATTTAATAAAATTCTTGAACTTGTCAATCAGTTCTGGGATGCCCTGCCCGAGTGGATGAAATGGGCAGTCAAACAGGTCACAGGAATGGCGGAAGGTGTAGGAACAGCTATTGGCAATTTCTTTACAGAAGATGAAGGGGAGAAAAAGAAAAGAATAGAAAAAGAAAAAGCAGATAAGAAAGCAGAAGCTTCGTTGCAGAAACAAATTGAATTAACAAAAATGCTTAACGAAGGATTTAAAAAAGTTGGGGATACAATAAAATCTAGTCTTCAAGAAGGAATTAAAGGACTAATAAAAGGAACTTCTTCTTTGGGTGACATGCTTGGAAATATTGCAAATAAACTTACGGACATGTTGATCGACATGGCCATTAGTGCAGCATTTTCAGGGTTTAAGTTTCCGGGCTTTGCTTCTGGAGGAAGACCGCCAGTTGGAAAACCTTCAGTTGTAGGAGAAGAAGGGCCAGAACTTTTTGTTCCTCGTCAGTCTGGAACGATTATTCCAAACGACCAACTTGGGGGAGGAGGTTCAACTTCTGTTGTTGTTAATGTTGATGCTTCTGGTTCTTCTGTTGAAGGAGATGAAAACCAAGCGACAGAATTGGGTAATATGTTAGCAGCAGCGATCCAAGCTGAACTCATACGTCAAAAGAGACCGGGCGGCTTATTAGTCTAAATTATGGCAACATTTCCAAATGCAAGCACATCCCCATCAGCTCCGAATCCAAGCTACGGGATAAATAAATCAAGTAGTCCGAACGTTAAACAAGTTCAATTCGGTGACGGCTATTTGATGAGAACAGTTTTTGGCTTAAATCAAAATTTAAAATCTTATAGTCCAGCGTGGCGAAATATTAGCGAGACAGATGCAGATACAATTTCAGATTTCTTGGATGCAAGAGGTGGTCAAGAATCTTTTGATTGGACTCCACCGGGAGAAAGTAGTGCTTCAAAATTCATTTGTCAGTCGTGGTCAAAAACAATCCCTTATCACAACAGAGCTACAATTCAAGCAACCTTTGACGAAGTAGCGGAGCCTTAAAACATGGCAATTGCTTCTTGGGCTGCCTCAACAGCTTACGCATTAGGAGATACAAGAAGAGCCGCAACAGATCAAGTTACAGGTCTGTTTTTTAAATGCGTAACGGCTGGAACAAGTGGAGGCTCTGAACCTGTTTGGCCTACAGATATAGGAGTGGAGGCAACTGATGGGTCTGTTACTTGGAAGGCAATTAGTAGTGTTTATGCAGATCTTTCTGTCCTTGCTCCTAGTGCAATCATTGAACTCTTTGAACTAAGACTCGACAGTTCATTACATGGAAGTTCAAATATTACCCGATGGCATAACGGTTGTAATGCTGGTTTAACAGGTGGAATTGTATGGGATGGAAACACTTATGGCAGCGTTGCTATTAATGCAGAAGGCTTTGAACGGTCATCTTCAGGTTCGTTACCTAGACCAACTCTGACTGTTGCAAATACAGATGGATTGATTACAGCTCTTTTACTTGACGTTAACGCTGTGACCGCTAATAACGACTTAACAGGGGCCGAGGTCAGGAGAATACGCACTTTGAAGCGATATTTGGACGGAGAAACAACAGCCGACCCTAATGCTCAATGGCCTGTTGAAATTTGGTACATCGACAGAAAAGAAACAGAAAACAGAGAAATTGTCTCGTTTGAGTTAGCTTCGAAATTTGATTTAGCGGGGCAATTTATTCCTAAAAGACAATTGATTGCAAACGTCTGTCAGTGGGCTTATCGAAGTTCTGAATGTAGTTACACAGGCAGTAATTATTGGGATGCGGATAACAATCCAACAGGTTCTCTTTCTTCTGACCGATGCGGGAAGTCTTTAAAAAGTTGTAAACTTCGCTTTGGAAATAATGGTGAGTTACCATTCGGGTCGTTCCCGAGTGCTGGGAAAGTGAGATGAAGATAAGCGAAGAAATAAAAGAACAAGCATTAATTCATGCAAAGGAAGAAAGCCCAAGAGAAAGCGTTGGGCTTGTTCATATTGTCAAAGGTCGAGAAAGATATTTTCGTTGTAAGAATCAAGCGGAAGAGCCTGAATTACATTTTTGTCTTGATCCGTCCGATTATTTAAAATGTGAAAAACAAGGTGAAATTGTAGGGGTTATTCACTCACATCCAATCTCAAACCCAAAGCCTAGCGAGGCGGACAAAGTTGCTTGTGAAAGAACCGATTTACCTTGGTTCATCGTTAATCCAAATACTGAGAAATGGGGATATTATGAGCCGTCAGGGTTCAAGCTTCCATACGTGGGAAGGGAATGGGCGCATGGAGTCGTTGATTGTTATACCCTTTGGAAAGACTGGTATAAGGGTGAATTAAATATTGATATGAGTGAATACAATAGGCAAGATGATTGGTGGAATAAAGGAGAAAACCTCTACCTTGATAATTTTAAAAACGAGGGGATGAGAGAAGTAAAAGTCGAAGACATCCAATATGCAGATATTATTTTAATGAATATTGAAAGTCCAGTCCCGAACCATGCTGCAATTTATTTAGGAGAGAATGTAATTCTTCACCACGTCACTAACCGTTTATCAAGTCGGGATGTTTATAAGTGGGGAGGCTATTATCATAAAATGACGGCAAAGGTATTAAGACATGAAAGTCGTTAAGGTCTATGGAGCTTTAAAAGAACGATTAGGAGGTCAAGGAACCTTTGAACTTGATGTCTTTAATGCGGCTGAAGCGATTAAGGCTTTATGTGCAAATTTTTCAGGGCTTGATAAATGGTTAGTCGATAGCGGACAAGATGGAATCGTTTATAAAGTCTTATTAGGTGAAACTGAAGTAGGAGAAGATAATCTTGAAAATCTTTTCGTCCCTTGGAGTGCCAAAGAAACTTTTCATATCACACCTGTTTTGGCTGGTTCAAAAGGTGGGTTTGGTCGTTTCCTTGGAGGTGCTCTTATGCTTGGAGCAGTTTTAGCAACAGGTGGTTGGGCTGCCGGAGCGATAAATCTCTCAGGAGGTTTATTCAGTGCGACAGTCTTTGGAGCTTCACTTGGAAAGATGGTTGGATATATGGGCATAGCTTTAATGCTTGGTGGAGTATCTGAAATGCTTACTCCTGTTCCTAAAGCTCCACCAGAAGCAAATAAATTAAAAAGTTTTTCATTTAGCGGGATTCAGCAAACAGCACAACAAGGCGGAGCAATCCCAATTGTTTATGGTAAATGTTTTGTCGGTTCTGCTGTTTTAAGTGCTGGTCTTGATACCTTTGACGCATGAGCAAACCTAACTTAAAACTAAATATTGTCGGATCAAAAGGAGGGAAAGGAGGTGGAAAAAGTCATACCCCAACAGAAGCAGATGACACCCTTCAAAGTTTTCAACGGGTCGAGGTAATTGATTTACTTTGTGAAGGTCCGATTGAAGGAATACTTGAGACAGAAAAAGGTATTTATTTAGATGGGACTCCGATCAAAAGCAGCAATGGAAGTACTAACTTTGAAGGTTATTCTGTAGCGACAAGGACAGGGACACAAAATCAATCTTATATAAGTCAAACAATAGGAAGCCAAAGAGAGACAAATGTAGGTGTTTCTATTACAAATGCTTCGCCAGTTATCAGGCAAATAACAGATACAACAACAGACAGGGTGCGGGTTACTTTAAGTCTTCCAGCCTTACAAAAATTTGAAGATGATGGAGACATTGTTGGTAATTCTGTTCATTTAAGAATCCAAATTCAATACAACGGCGGTGGTTATAACACAGTTAAAGAGTGTCATTTTAATGGTAAAAGTAGTAACGCTTATCAACGTGATTACCTTCTTTCTTTGACAGGTGCTTTTCCTGTTGATATTAAGTTAGTAAGAGTTACGGCAGATAACCAAACGAGTAAGAATCAGACTGCTACAACATGGGCAAGTTATACAGAAATTATTGACGAAAAATTTA